CACAATAAAGTATTGCCAGGTACTTATATTAACTTCGTATCCAAAGACCGAGCATATGCAGAAGTATCTGACCGTGGCTATGGTGCGATGATGCTCTCCTTTGATTGGGGCCCAAGTGGTGAAGTGTTCCGTGTAGATAACGACACATTCCAAAAGGATTGCCAAAAATACTTTGGTTATGACTACGGCCATGACAAAATGAAGGGCTTACGTGATTTGTTCCGTGGCTTGAAAACTGGTTACTTCTACCGCTTAAACTCTGACGGCGCGCAAGCTACAAGCACAATCGGTAAAGCAAAATATAAGGGTATTCGTGGTAACGATTTGGGTGTATCTGTTCAAGCTGATCCAGATAACACTGGTAAATTTATCGTAACTACTTACCTCACTACAGGTGATGTTCGTAAAGCAGTAGATATTCAAAAGAACTTGAAAGATGCAACAGAATTACAAGATAACGATTATATCGTCTTCACTAAAACTGGCGCATTAACTACTACAGCTTATACTGCACTATCCGGTGGTACTAACGGCTCTACAATCACTGTTAAGAACTACCAAGACGGAATCGATATGCTTGAACCTTACTACTTCAACACATTAGGTTACGCTGGTGCGGACGACACAATTAAAAACTTGCTTATTGCATTTACTAAACGCTGCCGTGAACAAAGTGGCGCTAAATTCCAATTAGTGATTCATGGTAAGACTAAGGTCAACTATGAAGGTGTTATCTCCATCCTTAATGACGTAACCGACGAAGGCGCTGAAAAAGGCTCTTTGGTGTACTGGACATTAGGTCAAGAAGCATCTTGTAATATCAATGCTACAGTAGGCAACATGATTTATGATGGCGAATACACTGTAAACGTTAAGTACAAACAGTTCGAACTTGAACAAGCTATCAAAGACGGTATGTTTATGTTCCACAATGTTACTGATTCCGTTGGTGGTAATATCCAAGGCGACGTTCGCGTATTGAAAGACATCAACACATTTACTGAATTCAGTAAAGCTAAAAACCGCGACTTCTCTCTTAACCAAGTCATTCGTGTATTGGATAACTGGGCAGTTGACGGCGCTAGATTGTTCAATAAAACACATCTTGATAAATCCCCTAATGACCAAGCTGGTCGTGAGTCCTTATGGGGCGACCTTGTATATCTTGCTGAGCAATATCAAAAGGTACGTGCTATCCAAAACTTCGATGATAAGGATATCCCTGTACCTACGCAAGGCGATAACAAGGAAGATGTATTGGTTAACGTACAATTACAGCCAACTGTGGCTATGGAAAAATTGTACATGACTGTTGTAGTAGCCTAGGAGGATAACGCATGGAAAATGAAATTTTAGATGCATTGAAAACGATGGATGCAGCTGACGTTGTTTCTTCTAAATTAGCATCTTGCTATATCGTAGAGAATGGTAACCGATACTTACTGTTTCAAGCGAAGAAACTCAGCGCAAAAATCAAAAAGAATAAAGAAAAAGTGGCTATTTTGGGCCGCATTGGCGCGGGTAATAAGTCTACCTCCGTAGAATACAGCGGTAGCTTAACTATTTACCACAACACAGCTTTATTCGATAAGATGGTTGAAAAATACTTGAAAACGGGTGTGGATACATACTTTGATATGCAAGTGGTTAACAACGATCCAACCTCTAAAGCTGGTCGCCGTTCTGTAATTCTAAAAGGTGTGAACCTTGACGAATTAACAGCAGCTGAATTCGATGCTGAAGGTAAATACATCGAACAAGAACACAACTTCACCTATGAAGGTGTTAAATACGTTCAACACTTTAATGAATTAGACGGGATGCAAGCCTAGTGCTTGCTCCCTTTTTTTAGGAGGTTTTTATAATGGCTGAAAATTTAAGCGCATTCCTTAAACAAAACGTCGATGTAGTCAATGAAACAGAATACGTAGCATCTAAACGTATCAAAGTGAATGGCGAGCCTGTGGCGTGGAAAATCAAAACATTGGCAACAGATGAAACTGAAAAAATGCGTAAGAAATACACTAAACGTATTACTGACCGCATCACTCGTCAATCTGAAGAACGTTTTGATGCGACTGCATACAACGAAGATGTGCTATCTAAGGCAATCACTTATCCTAATCTTTATGATGCGGAACTTCAAGATAGCTGGGGCGTTACTGAACCTGTTGAGCTTGTAAAAGCAATGCTCACACCAGGTGAATATGCTGACCTTTTGGCAGCAGTAACCGAAGCCCAAGGCTATGATGTAGGCATGGAAGATAAGGTAAAAGAAGTAAAAAACTCCTAGAATCCAATGAAACAGAAACGATGTTCGCATATTTGGCATTTGTTAAATACCATATGCGACCCTCTGTTTTTGCGGATATGGACATGAATGAAAAGGCTGTAGTAATTGCCTTTATTCAGCAACATGCCAAAGACGAGCAAGATGAAATGAATAAGGCAAAAAGGGGGTAATGAATGGCTACACTTTCTAACTATATAAGCCTCTCTACTAATATTCCTAATGCTATGAACGCAGCCGCAAACGCAACAACTAAAGCCTATCAATCCATGAACACGCTACATAATAAGATGAACGGCGTATCGAGTGCTAGTGAAACGCTAAAAGCTAGCATGGGCGGTATCATGAACAGCTTTGCCGGTAACCTGTTGGCTAGTACTGTGATGAATGGGATTGGCGCTATAAAAGGTGCTATCGAATCGATTCAAGATACTGCTACAGAATGGGCACAGGTGCAAGCTCGCCTTAAATTGGTAGCCGGAAGCCAGGAGAATGCTATTTACCTAAATAAGCAGATATTTGAATCCGCACAACGTGCAAGAGGCGGGTATTTAGAAATGGCTGACGCTGTAATCCAGGTATCCCAATCCGCACACGACGCGTTCCCGGACCCAAGAAAAGCTGTAGAATTCATGGAAGGCATTCAAAAGGTATTCGCTATTGGCGGTGCATCGAAAGAAGCACAAAAGAACGCCATGCTACAGTTAACTCAAGGTCTAGCATCCGGTCAATTACAAGGTGACGAATTCAGGTCTATCGCTGAAAACGCGCCGATGATTGAAAACATCATTGCTAAATCTATGGGCGTATCCCGTGGCGAACTTAAGAAGCTAGCATCGGAAGGCAAGATTACTGCTGAAGTAATTAAAAACGCTATTATGAATAACTTGCCTGAGATTGAAAAGCAGTTTGAATCACTCCCTAAAACATGGGGTGATCATATGCAGTCGATTAAGAATAAAGCTATTCGGGCGTTTGAGCCTGTATTCCAGCGAATATCCGACCTTGCTAATAGTGAGGGCGTCCGTGAGTTAGTGGATAACGTAACAGGAGCTATCCAAACTGTAGCACCAATATTCTATTGGCTCGTAGGTGTTATCGGTGAAACGATTAACACTGCCGTATGGGCATTTAACACGTTATCTAACTTTGTTAGACAGCACTCGTCCATCATGTATACAGCGATGATAATACTGGGCGGGGTTATGGCGTTTTATGCAATCCAAGCCGGTATAGCAGCCGGTAGAACGATTATTGCTGCTGGCGCTATGGCAATTAAAGCTGTAGCAGACTGGGCGGAAACAGCCGCTCTGTTAGCAATGATTGTAGCGCAAGAAGGCTTGAACGCTGCGTTGTACGCGTGCCCGTTAACTTGGATAATCGGTTTGATTGTTGCAGTTATAGTCATAATCTACTTAGCGGTAGAAGCTATTAACTATTTCTGTGAAGCGAATATTAGCGTACTAGGAATCGTAGTTGGTGCTTTTTGGGCGTTCGGTTCCGCTATTTTCAATGTGTTTGCTTTGGGATGGAACATCATCGCAGCATTTGTTAATTTCTTGGCCAACGTATTCAAAGACCCGTTACATGCAGTCGCTAACTTGTTTATCGACATATGGAACGGCATTTGGCAATTCGTAAAAGCTCGGATTAACGACATCATAGATGCGATTAATAAAATCCCAGGCGTAAATATCGATAAAGTAGGCGGGTCTACTGGCGTATTAGAACGGTTCGAGATTGCCGGCGGTGAAACCACTGTCATGGGCAAGATGGGTTATTCTAGCGTTACAGGGGCTTTCGGAGAGGGCTACAACATTGGGGCTAATCTTAGTCTTGGTGATTTGATGCCTAACATGCCTAACATTAAAACACCTCAAGAGTTTGACGCCAGCAAAATTACTCCAGGTGCGGATCATGATGCGGCTGATAAGACTAAGAAAAACACAGGTAAGACTGCCAAGAACACAGGCAAGATTGCCAAGTCTATCGACATGACAAATGAGGAAATCAAGGCACTCCGTGAAAGCGCTATCGATAAATCGTTGAAGAAATGGCAAGATGCCAACGTGATTCACATTCAAATGAATAACGATGTAGAAATCAACAACGGCACTGACTTAGACGGCTTTACAAGTCAAATTTCGAAAGGCTTGAAAGACGCGTTCGCAATTCAAAGGGAGGGAATCTAAATGTATTACTTCTATATGGGGACGATGCAGATACCGATTCCCCCTAAAGAATTAACCACTACTATCAACGGCAAGAACGAAACCATGGAGTTATTGGGGAAAGGTGAAGTTAACGTTATTAAACCGGCAGGGCTTACAGACCTTGCTTTCAAATTCTTATTGCCTAACTCCGATTATCCATTTAATGAGTCCTTGCTGTTCAAGTCTAAGAAGGCTAAGTACTATATCGATGAACTCGAAAAGCTTAAGACCACAAAGACAATCTTCCAATTTATCGTAGTTCGAATGAAACCAGGCGGGCAGATGCTAGCCATGACTAACATGAAATGTACGCTTGAAAACTATGTCATTGAAGAAGATGCAGACAATGGCTTTGACTCGTATGCTAGTGTTACTTTGAAGCAGTGGAAACCTTGGGGTGCTAAACGCATCGAAGTAAAAACTGATAAGGACGGTACTGCAAAAGGTAGCGTTAAGTCGGATAGGCCTACAGACGGCAAGGTGGCCGCATCAACTGCCAAAGTCTCCAAAGGGCAGACTTTACAGCAAATCGTTAAGAAGCAACTAGGTAATACGGATAACCTATTCCAAATCGCAGCACTTAACAAAATCGCTGTTCCTGCTATCTTGGGAGTTGGCCAAGTTGTCCAGCTTAAACGAGAGGGTAATAACGAATGGCTATAGATGAAAAGAAAACAGTCGAAAAATCTCAAATCAAAGGCACTATCATTCCGTTACCCATGCCAGTGCAACTACACTATGAGCTAACTATCAGAAACAAAAGCACTGGTGATTTATGGCTCATAGAACCCGAAGATGGCGTACAAATTACGAGAGCAGTTGATTGCGTTCCTAGTAAGATGACATTCAAAGTACCTAAAGACCCTAACCTCAGTTTTGAAGAAGGCGATACCGTCAAGTTCACCTTAAACAGAGGAGCGGTGTTCTTTGGGTATGTCTTTGAGAAACAGCGTGACGGTAAGAACTCTATATCAGTTACTTGCTATGATCAGATACGCTATCTCAAGAATAAAGACTGTTATGTTATCGGAGCGATGACTGCGACTGAGTTCATCAAAATGGTAGCCGATGACTTTGGTTTGAAATGTGGTTATATGGACGATACCGTATGGAAAACTCCGGAGAAACCGCAAACCATATTTAAAGATAAGTCATTGCAAGAAATGATATGCCAATTACTTGATAAAACGGCTATATACACGCCTAATCATGCGTTCTACCATTTGTACGATGATGCGGGCGAGTTAAGGCTGGCATCGTTTGAGACTATGAAGACCGATATTTACATTGACGATGAGTGTATGGAAGACGTGCAGTACACGACCTCCATAGACAAGGAAACATACAACTATGTAAAAATCGTCCGTACAGTCCCGAATGGTGCGTCAAGTAAATTGGAGAATACGTTCATAGCTAAGGACGATAAGAACATCGAGAAATGGGGCAGATTACAATACCTGCTCATTCCTAAAGAAAAGGACATCAACGCAGTAGCGCAAGCCAAGGCAATCATGGCTCACAAAAACAAGAAAAGCCGTGAGATTAAATTAAAAAATGTCATTGGCGATGTGCGTGTGCGTGGTGGCTCGTTGGTGTACATCAATCGAAACTTTGGCGATATGATCGTTAATAATTACATGATGGTAACATCTGTTACCCATACGTTTAAAACAGGATTTCACGGAATGGATTTAGATTTACGATACGTTGATAATGATGCGGCTTATGAAGTTGCAAAAGACGAAGATGCGGAAGCAGTTAAGAAAATCGAAGCTGCTAAAAAGACCAAAGGCACTGCAGTCACTACTGGGGCAGGCGGTACAGCGGGTCAAGTTGATACTGCATTCAGCGCCAATGACGGCCGAGTATCTCAATACGGCAGTCAAGGCTGTGCTGACACAGTATGCGCTACTGGGTCTTGGTACAATTCTGATTTGAAAGATGAGTACAACAAAGGCACGGCAAGAGTTGATACGCTTCGCCAAAATCTCGAGGCTAAAGGTTATACAACGGAACAATTCAACGGATACGCTAATAAAGGCGATTTGTTGATTTATGGTGATGATGAACACGTTGTTATTGCAGATGGTGCAGGCGGATGCTTCGGTAATTCTTCTAAACGTGGCTATGCTATGAAATATGGCAACGCAAATTATGCGTGGCATAATGACGAAGCACCAACTAAGATTATTCGAATGGGGGCTAAATGATGGATAGCGAGTACATGAAAATCGTTAACACGATTAAAGAAATAGCGAGCACCGTTATATCGAATGGCGAGCCTATGGAAGTAATCGTTGGCGAAGTTGTCAGTGTGTCACCGCTCGCTATTAAGATTGACCCTAAACTAACCGTACCTGAAGAGAATATTATTCTTACCAAAAACACCTGCGAATGGACTATGGAGATGAGCGTTAATCATGTCACAGAAAACCGAGCAGGTGGCGGCGGTATGGCTGAATTTGCTAGCCATAACCACGACTACGTAGGTCGTAAGAAGTATCTCGTTCATAACCAGTTAGTTATGGGTGATAAGGTCATTATGCTGAAGGAAACAGGCGGACAGCGTTACATAGCATTAGACCGTTGGTATAACCCGAACAGGGGGTGCACGACTAAGTAATGGCAGAGAATTTACTATTACCAAAACAAAGTAACGACGCCCTTATTCCTGACACAGTAAATTATATTGAACCGTCGCATACGTATGACGTTGATTTTAGAACGGATAGCCAAATTAGGGGCTATGCGGATAAGTTGCGAGCTATGGAGCAAGCGATTTATAAAATCATCAATACGGAGCGCTACCAATATATCATTTACAGTTGGAATTACGGCATCGAGCTACAAGACTTATTCGGTCAGCCAATTCCTTATGTGTATGCTGAGTTACAGCGCCGCATAGAAGAGGCTTTACTGAATGACGATAGAATCACTAAAGTATACAACTTTGATTTTAGCCACGAAGGTGGTGACGTCATGGTTGAGTTCGATGTAGATACCGTCTATGGTACGCTACAAAAAATCAAGAAAGGGGTGAAAGGTATTGTATGAGCATATGACGGCCAATCGAATTGAAAAACGAATGCTCGATAGAGTTAAAGATGAATTCGATCGGCGCGAAGGTAGTGTTATATACGATGCTACAGCTCCAGCAAGCGTTGAGTTTGCAGAACTATATATCCTAGCCGATGTGATTCTGAAACAAGCGTTTGCAACTACCGCAGACCGGGAATTCCTAATACTTCGTGCTGCGGAGTTTAATATTTACCCGGAACCTGCCACGCAAGGCGAATTTGAAGCCCAGTTCAATATGGAGGTACCGATTGGCTCCAGGTTTAATTACAACGAATATAACTTTGTTGTGACAGAGCTAATCGACGACACTGAACATAAGTACAAGCTAAAATGTGAACAGTACGGGCGTACTCCTAATGCGACTACTGGGGATATTACACCAATACAAGGTATTAATGGTCTTACCTCCGCTAAGATATTGAAAAATATCACGCCTGGTGAAGATGAAGAAGACACAGAAGTATTCCGAAAACGGTACTTTGATGCTTTGAAATCAAAAGCTTATGGTGGCAATGGTGCTGATTACAAGGAAAAGGTATTAGCTATCCCTGGTGTAGGTGGTGTTAAAGTATACCGCTGTTGGAATGGTGGCGGTACAGTTAAGTTAGTCGTCTTAAATAGTGACTACAAACCGGCAGCAGATGAGCTGATTAAGGAAGTAGAAAACGTTATAGACCCTGCACCGAAAGGCAAAGGCTATGGGCTCGCTCCTATCGGCCACACCGTAACAATCGAAAAAGCGGATCCAGTTACAGTCAACTACCGAATTGAAGTGACTATGATGAGCGGGCACAATATTAACGAAATTCAAACCCTTGCAGAAAACGCTATCAAGCAACGGTTACTTATTCGCGCTAAAGAATGGTGTAATCAAGACGAGAAGGAGCATGTTATTCTTCGGACTAGCTTGGTAACGGCTTTAATGGTTGAGCTACCTAATGTTCTTGATGTTGGCAGGATTACTATAAACGGTGCTTCTGTTTCAAAGCTTGAATTGAAGGATAATCAAATCCCAGTATTAGGGACGATTACTTTGGTGGCAGTATGATTACAGATTTCGGTATTTTTAAGCGAGATATTGATATCTCACAATTCGCCGTTCCGTTAACTCGTGATTCTCGGGATATCCAAGAAGTGTATCGAGTGGAGTCGGCTGAATTACAACTACTATGGGATATCATGCTAGATATCTTTAAGGAAGAATATATCTATACCGCTGCAGATTACGGACTTGAAGCATGGGAACAAATATTAGGCATCAATCCTCCGGATTTAACGGATACAGAAGGACGCAGAAGCGAAATATTATCGGTATTAATCGGACAGCGTCCTTTTACTATGCCTAAAGTACAAGAAATGCTTAATTTTAAGTTTGGTAATCATGTAGTAACGCACTCTGTTAACTCCGATAGATATGAGTACTGGTTAGATGTAGTAGATGGCTTTGAGACTCAATTAAACAATATCATTGATTACGTTGAGCCGTTAATACCTAAGAACTTAATCATCAAAACTAAAAGTACTACAAACCTTAACGGCGAAATATACATCGGCGCTATCTCTGATGTATATGAATCCTTCCATGTCGGAGCGGCATTAGATAAGTTTGATTTCAAAGTAGGCTCTGATATTAACATAGGCATGAGCTTCGACGTATTAGAAACAATTAAAGTATAAGGAGAACACATGGCTTCTATTTATCCAAATACACGATTAACCAATTACGGCCGTGAGTTAATCGCAAGATCGCAAGCAACCGGTAAGAAGTTGCAATACATTAAGCTAGTTACTGGTGACGGTCAGCTCGACAATCAAAATATCGATACTATGACCTCCGTGCTAGCCCCAAAATTAGAGTGCCCGTTTACCTCTAACGGTGAATTCGTAGGCGACGGCCAATTTAGAATTGAGTTTGCCGTTAGCAATAGCACGGTAACTAGTGGATTCTTCGCTAGGGAATTGGGCGTATATGCTAATTTGGAAGGCGAATCTGATTCCGCTGCTAAATTAATTGCATATAGTAATGGTGGTAACTATGCATCCTATATTCCATCTAAGGAGACACCAATCAATTCTAAAGTATTCTCCTTAGATGTTGTAATTGGTAATTCTACCAATGTAACAGTTAAGAAGATTGATGCGGCGTATCTTACAAGAGGCGCGCTAGATGCGCATAATCGTGATACGAGTGCACACGCTCCTATCACAGACCAAATTAAAGCAATCCTTGGAAGTGCTAACTGGAAAGACTCCCCGGCTAGTACACTTGTTACAATTAAAAACTTATTAGGTCAAGGCGCTATCGTGGCATCTAAACTCGATGCTATTGCGGGATTTGTTAAATTCGCTAATGGCTTCACTATCCAGTGGGGAATTGGTGGCCAAGATAACGTAACTAAGACAGAGGTACGATTCCCTATCAAATTCACAACGCTATTTATGGCCAACGCCATTGACGCGTACTGGTCAGGCTCTGATACGCCTAGATACTTTGCTAATTCCGTGTCTGAAAGCAACTCCACTAAGGCCGTATTCTCGGCAAGCGATAGATACGCTGCTTCTTATTACTGGTTTGCTTTAGGGATTATCTAGTTACCTACTGCAATATAGCGGCCCCAAGCTGTACTTTTATTTAAGCCATCTTTCGCCGCCTGGGAATACACTTTAACTCCTGTTCTAGTGTGCTCTCTAAACGAATGAACTTGATTATCTACATTATTTCCGTTGACATCATTCCCAACCACAACGAAGCACGCAGATGCGAAAGCGACGGGGAACGATACTGTGCCCCCTATCGATACGTTATTAAAAGCTCCCCACTGGATACTTCTATACTCCAATAGTGGTCCAGTAGGCTCTTAATGGCTTATCGGTGTCAAAATTTTGGAAAACATCTGTTTGCAATTTTACTTTTGAATTATCGTACTTAAAGGCATAAATAACAGCCACATTAATTCCGCTTGGGTTAGGTGCATCTGATGCTAAAGTTGCGTGTGTGATATATCCACTTGTATAAATAATGGGAAGTGTAACTAATTGCCCACGCTCCGATTGAATATCGGTAACCCCCCACTGGGGAGTTACTTTAATAATTCTATCGTTTTACGTAATTCACGAATGGTTTTGTGTGTATACACCCTGGTAGTGATATCGCCTTGTTTATGGCCTAGTAAGGAGCGTAACGTGTTAGGTGGCGCCACCGCATCAAGTAAACTGGCGAATGTGTGCCTGGTGTCGTGAATAGTATGTTTACAGTTAAGTTGTTTCATAATATCCTGGAAATGCTTACGGAAGGATGTGTAGCTGATAGTGAATAGGTAATCGCTAGTATGTAGTTGCTCTATTATAGGCATGATGCGGTGATGAATGGGAATAATACGACCTTCACCGGCTTTTGTTTTGGCGTGTCTTACGATAAGGTACGATGATCGTCTATTGATATCTTGCCTACGTAAGTTAAGGAGTTCCCCTATACGTAGCCCGGTGTAGAGCAGTATTAAAATCATGTGGGAATAAGATGTATCTATTGCCCATAACTTGTTGATTTGTTGACGAGTGAATACTCTTCTCTTAATCGTTGGCCTATTGGGTCCTAGATTCAGGTGCAGGGCGTAATTAGTGACAGGGTAGTCTCTAATGATTGCATAATTAAATAATTGATTAAGTACTGTACGGACTTTCTTACAAGATGAGTAGGAAAGTCCTTTTACGTGCATGGAATTAATCACGTTCTGAAGGAGCTGAAAATGAATATCCGTGATAGGCATATCCGATATGTTGGATATGTGTTTAAAAGCAATGCGATAAGACTTAACAGCGCTCTCAGAAATAGACTGCGAGTGAATAGGCAACCACTCGTTAAATAGTTGCCTTAATGTAATGGTATTGCGTTGTCTACGGTTTAATATAACAGCGTAACGGCGCATAATTTCACCTCCGAAAGGATACTACTATGAATCAATATGTATTTGTGTTAAATGAAATGGGCGAACGAATTACGTCCTATGTTGATAATACAGTAACGCAAGAGCAGTTGTTAGCAACTGCAAAACAAGAATGGCCAGATGCAGCAGATTATATTTACTCTGCAGATGGTGATAGCATGCTAGATGAATTTATGAAAGGTAAATTCTATATAGACGGCAAATTCGTTGCGCCTGATCCGTATGTTCCTACAAAGGAAGATAAGATTAACGCGATTAAATCTGAATACGAGCCTCGCTTCAAATCTTTAGAAGAGGCTCAGCGCAGATTGTTATTAATGGGGAAACCTACTGCAGCTATTAGCGCGCAGTATATTAAATTGAATAACGAAATGGTAACACGTATTAAGGAGGTACAATAATATGCCTAAATATATCGGAGAAAGTAAAGTACCTGTTATGGAATTCTGTGAGTACTGCTGGGAAGTGCTTAACGAAGACGGAACATGCCCAACAGAGGGCTGTGTCCATAATGATTTAATGGACGAGGTACACGAAGATGAAATTACCAGTCCTACACAACTTTAATGCAATCAAAGGGGAAGTGATTTCTCTTAACATTGGTTATAACAATGTTGTTGCAAGTGAAAGTCTGTTCGCCTGTGTTCGTAAATATTCGCCGGATGAAGACTATAAAGCAAAGTTCGATATTGGTGTATCTACTGACGAACTAGAAAGCGATGAAGCATCTAAAATCACTCTTTCGCTTGATACAAACGCTTTAGAAGTCGGTAAATACCGATGGGATTTATTTATTTGGAGTGACGACCACCCTATTAAATGTCTTGTAAAAGGGCAGATTAATATAATCGAAGGCGTTAGCAATAGGGGGAAATAATGGACGAGCTACACATTTACGAAGATAAAGAAACGATCAACGTTAAAGATAATACTCAAATTATTAAGCTACAAGGACCGAAGGGCGACCCAGGTTTGCAAGGACCGCCTGGTCCTCCAGGTCCTCCAGGTGAACCTGGTAAGAATGGTATTGATGGACTAAACGGCGAACAAGGTATTCAAGGCCCTCCTGGACCTCCAGGAAAAGACGGAATTAATGGAGCGAAAGGTGAACAAGGAATCCCTGGACAACCTGGACCGAAAGGCGAAGCGTTTAAATATTCCGATTTTACTGCGGAACAATTAGCATCGCTTAAAGGTCCTAAAGGTGATAAAGGTGAACCAGGCCCACCAGGACCGCCTGGTACTGGTGCTAATGTAGATCTTAGTGGATATACAACAAAGACAGATGCTGACAATCTTTATTTAAAGAAAGTCGATTTAAGAAGCTACCTTGCTATGCTAGGCGACCCTAAATATGCATACAAAACAGAGTTAACTAGTTATTTATCTAAAACAGATGCGATTAATAATTACGCTCAAAAAGGTTGGGCTACTCAAACATTCGCCTATAAGAATGATTTAGATACTTTTGTTAAGAAGAACGAGATTTCTCAATATGCGTTAACTCCTGGTGATGCTAGCACTCGTTATGTTAACAAAATAGAGGGACAATCTTTTGCTCAAAAATCTGAATTAAATGATTATGTTAAGAAAACGGAAATTAATCAGTATACATCGACATCAAGTGTACAACTTACACCAGAACAGATTGAAAAGCTAAAAGGACCTAAAGGTGAACCTGGAACCCCTGGTGAACGTGGTGCAGACGGCGAAAGAGGACTACAAGGACCACCAGGACCGCCAGGACCTAAAGGCGAGCCGTTTAAGTATTCTGATTTTACGGCGGAACAATTACTAGCATTAAAAGGACCTAAGGGCGACCCTGGAACAGGCGGTGGAGGACAAGTAACTTCACAACCAGTCGAAATATATGAAGTTGTATGGGGAACGGCAAAAGCAGGTGAACGAGGTGCGGACAGAGGATATTTAGCATTCGACCCATTAACTGGTTGGGGGTACTTGCATTTTGACTTTGTATTAACTGCCCCTTCCGGTAATGGTAACGTAATCGCATCGCTTCCACCGAATTCTCCGGTTTCTGTACGACTAATAGAAAAAAGCGTTAATGTAAATAACAATAGTGTTTATGTTGAACGAAATAGTCGTATGATTAAGGCTTGGGGGGTACCGGCGAACATGCGGTATATTATTGATATTATTGGTTATTGGAGAAAGGTGTAATAGATGTGGACATGGCAATTTGAATTGAATGACATCTTAACCACTCTTACGATTGTAGGTGTGGTTGCAGGTGCCGGTTATAGATTGTTAATTATTCCGTTGTTACAACAATTAGACTCACAACGGATGCAAGATAATCTTATTTTTCAAGAAAAATGGGGTGTATTAACTGATACGCTAAAAGATTTAAAGGATGAAATTAAATTATCACGTGCAGAACGAATTAAAGCTGAAAGCAAGCAAGTATTACTATCTGCAAAGGTTGAAGCATTAGAAGTACGTGTTGAGGATATTAAGGATGAACTTCATGAACATACCGCCAAATCTCATCAATACAGTTAAAAAATCATATCAATCTGTAAGGGTGGCTAACATCCACCCTACAGGTATATTCGCTACACGGGCGCTAGTATTTGTTATGCTAGTGCCTATTTTATTGGTGGTCACTCAATATGTTATGTCCTTTATTAGCGGGTACGTGTCAGACGAAGCTAATAAGTTGATTAATGTAGGCATTACTATTATTGACCACATATTCATACCTAGTGTCTTAACGGCTATCGTAGGGTTCTTAGGCCTTTGGATAGACCAAAATAACAATGGTATTCCGGATAGATTAGAAGAGGAGGATAAACGATGAAAGTATTCATTAATCCCGGACATGATATTAATTTAGATAGTGGCGCAGTCAATCCTGTGTATGGTACACGTGAATGTGATGTAGCACGTGATGCGGGCAAAATGTTAGCTCGCTATTTGGAAACCGCAGGATGTGAAGTTCGTACACTCCAAGATGATGATTTAGGTCTAGTATGTTCTGAATCTGATTCTTGGGGGGCGGATATCTTTGTATCACTCCATTGTAACGCTTTTAACACAGAAGCTCGTGGCACTGAAACATTGTATAAGTCTTTTAATGGCCAACGATTGGCGAATGATATTCAAAGCCAAATCATCCGAAGCATTAATACAGTTGATCGTGGTGTTAAAAAACGTGATGACCTTTGGGTGCTAAATGGTACGAATGCAACCGCGGTATTAGTTGAAATGGCCTTCATTGATAACGAAGAAGATCACGCTATGCTATCCAACGACCTCGATACTATCGTTCGCGCTATTGCTAGGGGGATTACTGACTACGCAGGAGGGGTATGATGTATGACAAAATCAAAGTTTTACTTAATAGCCTTAGTTACCGCCATGCTGTTATCGGTGGTATTGTGCTCCTCTCCGTCTTTTGCTGCTGGTACATCTTCCACGAGCCAAGCGGAACCAACAATTACGATTCCCTTAACACAGTGGAACGAATTGAAAAGCAACAACGAGAAAGCCTTGAGCTTAATAGAGACATCCAGCGCTCCATTGACCGAAGTGCAGAGCTTAGTCATGAAGCAAAGGGAAGAATTGAACGAAGCACACAATACAATATCGACATTGGAAACAGAATTGATGAAAGCCAAAATGCTATCCATGAAGCAAGAAGTTACCTTGAACGAAATGTCGAGCTCTTTGATAGAATTGAAAGGGCAAATCGACAACGACAAGAGAACAATCAAACGACTACGGATGCAGCGCAACCTATCTCAGATGGTGGGAGCGGGAGCAGTAATAGGAGTAGTGATTCATCGGTAAAGAGGTGATCCATACATCTCCATAGCGTGTAATGGTGGATACACGCAACTATCAACGATTAGTTGTCAGTTGATTAATAAAGCAATTGTTTATAATTGAATAACATAAATAAAAGCCTACTAGCTTAGATAAAATTCTTTGTTAGTAGGCTTTATTTTTTTTAGAATGGTATAATTAAACGTAGCGGATAATATGAATTTGCAATATAAAAGTGGTTCGTACAGCGTGTCATATGCACCACCAAAATAAACCCCCCCCACTGTGCGGGGTTTTCTTTTTTTTTTCTTTGTTTT